CTATTGCTCACTTGTTTGAGTTCTCAGAACTTGGTATGGAACTTGCTGCCATCGATGATGGTGTAGGTGACATTCGTGCAATCGTCCGTGAGGACATGGGCAAGCACCACGCAGAGACACAGAGCAAGATGCTAGTTATGCCTCTTGAGAGGTACGATGATGGAACTGCATCCAACATAGAGAGAAACTACACCTCTCTAATGAAGATTGTTTCATCTGCTGGTGAGATTGCTGCTATGTACAATGCAAACCTATTGAACACTGGTGCTAACAACGGAGACAACTCCGCAGTAGTCGCTGATGTTGTAAGACTATTCGGTACTTCCCGAACTGTTTCCATCAGCAGTAACGCTGCAACTGGAACTGCTTCCTTCTTGGATGCAGAAGTTGACTTCGGTGACGGATACGCTGCTGGTGATGCTAGAGTTCTAACACTAACCATGCTCAACGACATGATTAGAAGAATCAGGCAGAACGGCGGAAACCCGAAGGTTATCTTGACTGGCTACGACACTGTTCAGCACATTGCTGACCTTCTACAGAGCCAAGAGAGATTCATGGACAGGAAAGAAGTTGTACCTACCCACAATGGAGTTCGTGGTGTAAAGGGTCAAGAAGTTGGATTCAGAGTTGCAACATACTATGACATCCCAATCATCCCAACAAAGGACATGCCTTCTACCGGTAGCAACACAACCAACGAGTTGAGTGACTTGCTCATCCTAGACACAGACCACCTGTGGCTATCTGTGATGAAGCCAACTCAATACTTCGAGGATGGTATCACTAGTGGAAACCCATTCGGTGTTGGCAAACTTGGGAACCAAGGAATGTACCGAACAATGGGAGAGACCGGTTGTTCGTTCTTCAAGGGACAAGGAAAGATAACCAACATCAAGAGTGCGTGAGGTGATTACTAGTGGCACACACAGTAACACTACTTGCAGACCACAAAGGAGTTACTGCTCCTAGAGTTGTAGGCGATGAGTATGTCGTAGATGCTGTCATAGATATCACATCTTACACCGCAAACGGAGAGCAGATTAACGCATCTTCGTTAGGACTAAGCACAATCACTTGTGTCCTAGTCTCAGGCATATCGGTAGATACAATTAGTGGTGGTTACGCTGTTTCCATGATTACACCTGAAGTCCTTTCAGGCGCAGCGAATGGTGGAAAGTATGCGGCTAATTCTAACACTGAGTTCCAGATACACGCACCTGCTGCGTCTAACACGGACAACATCGGTGAAATTAGAATTAGAGCCTATGGATTAATCTGAAATAACACAACGATTAAGTGATGACGTAAAGTAGTAGCCTCTGCCCGTAATAGGGCAGGGGTTACTACCAACAAAAAAAATAAGGTGTTATTATGGCAAAAGTAAAGTTAGCAAAACACAGAGCAACTGGTCCTCTCAACCTAAGAAGGGGTGGGGAAGTATATGCTCTTACGGCATTAGAAGAAACGAATGTCCCACTATCTATAGCAGTGGGAATGTTAGGAGATGAAGCACTCGTCGTAGAGTTTGATTCCTCCGACAAAAAAGATGTTCTTGATTTGAATGAGTATCTATTAGAGATACTAAAAAGAGAATTCAACATAGAAGGAGAAGCGAAGGATGTTCAATCAACTATGTTTCCCGAAACATCGATAATCAACAAAGTAAAACAAACCATTGCTCCAACACCACCAGTGGTAGAGGAGCCAGTAGTTGAAGAAGAAACTGTTGAGGAAGAGGTTGTTGAACAACCACAAGAAGACCTATCGAAACTAACTGTTAAACAACTAAAAGCAAGACTAGAGGAGAAAGGGCTATCAACAGACGGACTAAAGGCAGACTTAGTAGCGAGACTATCTAGTGCAGGTGATGAGTAGTGCCGGAAGCATGTAACAGCAGCGGGGTTCTAAGCACTTCCACAGTTGTCTCAAAAAGCAGAGTTAGAATAACTAGCCTTCATGTTACATCAACAGATAACGCTTTATTTACACTCAAAGTGTTTGATAGTGATAGTTCAAGCACATCAGGAAAGAAAGAAGTAGCAAGAATCGTAGTACATGCAGGAGGAACCGCAGAGACTATGGAGCAGTATATGGGAGGAGTAATCTGCAACAATGGTATCTATGCTGAACTAACTGGAACGGGAACCGCCTCCATCAATTACGCATGAGGTGAGTAGATGCCGAGCATAGATACAGATACTAGACTTGTAATGACTATCCTATTCGTTGGTGCTATTAGCGGAGTAAACATATTCTTCTATGCCAATGTAAAGGACATGCTACTCTTCAGTGAATACATTCACGCTGCCCTCTTCGGGGTCATGACTGTAGGGGGGATTATGGTTATGAAAGCATTATTCGATTTGATACTGAATGATTTTATCGAAGATTTCCTACTACAAAGACAAATTGGGTCATATTGGAACCGAAAGGCGAGAGATGAAGAGAACAGAAAGAGAGTCAGAGAGTCTCTTAGAAACTTCTCTCAACAGTTTGGAATACAGCAAGGGCAGATGGTTTATGGAGAGAACAATGCACCAACCATGCCCATGCCTGTTGAACAACCACAAACTGTTAGTCCTACCTTCTTAACGGGTTTCAATGAGTGATTCAAATGGTAAGTGAAATCCTTTTTGGGATGGATGAAACTACTTTAGCGTATGATTTACAGAGGGCGCATTCAGCAGACATTTGGTTTCTGAGGGCAAGGTTTTGGCTTTGGGGAACCTTCGCCTCAATCGCTAGTTTCCTAGTAGGTCACGCAATTTCTTTGTTTGGCTTCAACCTCTATCAAGGTGCTTGGCATTTGATAACATCACTTTGGGCTGGACATTAGATTCTCAATAATTTTAATGTTGTTAGACATCCGACTCACTGACGAGGTGATAGCATGTCGGTGATGGCGGGATTCGCAATACTCATTGTAGAAGCAATGAACAAGATGTACAATCGGCTTCATGCAATCAACTTCGGAGTATACGGTGCTAGTCAAGCGGGAAAAACCACTCTGCAAAAGCAGTTGATGACTAGAGGGGAAGTTCCTGAAATACAAAAGCGAACTGTTGGTAGACATAGAGCAACTAGGAAATTTGTAAAACTAGACGGAGATGCTCACACGATAAAGACCGCAGACATAGGTGGTCAAACAGTGTATTGGGAAGAGTGGATAAAGGACATGAGAAGTCGGCATGTAAAATACATCATCTTCATGTTGGACGATAGGCACTTGAACAAGCACTATGACATAGAGCAACAACTGTGCTGGACATTCCTAGTGGACTCAATATGCAGTTCAACTTGGGAGATGGGAGGAAGAAAGAGAAAGAAGAAAGAGCATGACTACCCACTTGCAGTTGGGCTGTGGGCAAACAAGTACGACCTTTGGAAAGACAGATATCCACACACAGGAAAAATCGAGGACCATCCCATATTTGAGTCATTCAAACCGGGCCTACAGAAACTGAACGATGTCGGTATTCCCTGCTTCAAATATATCGTAAGTGCTAAATCAGATTCAGAGATGGTGTATCGAGGAATCTTAACAATGATAAAAGACTACTAGTGCGTCACAATGGGTAGACCATACACGGTAGGTCTAATCCATCGAGGTAAATACAATGACGATGCAAGGAGGATTTCAGCCACCGAGCCTTATCGGTGCAACAAACGCAACAGTGAATACAGGGATAAATCCCTTTCTAGACCGCTTGACTGCGGCTAGGGCTGCTGGCCCTGTAATGGCTTATGAGTTTAAGTCGTTAAAGCCAAAGAAGCAACTGAAGGAGATAATCAAGGTTCTAAAACCTGAGAGGAAGAGATTCTTGAAAATACCCTTTGGCTACAAATACAACGTAAAAGATAGGTGCGTGGTTTGTGGAACACAGAAGTTCTGGACAGCAGATGACCACAGGAGACCTCCTTTGCCATTACATAAGGTGAGAAAGGGATATCCAATGCGTGGGACATTTTGTGAAAAACATGCAGCGATACACATGCAGTATGAAATGCTAGAGCAGCAGGTTCTAGCGGAAGAACACGGACTATCATTCAGTGCGTATATTCCATCTGCTAAGAGTTTGAATCCAGTCAACCTAGTAAAGTCAGGACCACTCACAACATTGAGGCAAGAGGATATCAACTCTCTATCATCTGTTGGATGGAAAATAATACCACCAACCAATGAATCATCAAGTAAGGAAGAGCAACTATATTCTTTAATGGTACAAACTGAAGGAATGGCAGAAAGAGTCAAGGCTTTATTGACCGATGGTGTCGTAGTGACAACACCGGAGCAGGAGGGTGAGGCATAATGGGAATTTTTGGAACGAGTAACAATACACTAGCGACGCAAATAAACACAATGGGACAATCTAATTTTAAGATGACAAACAATCTCTTGACACTACAAGAGAACCATGTAGAGGAGTTCTTTCAGTATCATGGGGAGCCATTTCTACAGGCACTTGACAAACTGATAGAGGACATTGTTGAGAGAGTTGTTAGTGACCTACTAACCAAGTTGAAGTTTGTCTCTAATACTAACGGTGACTTGGAAATACACTCTGATTCCTTGGTGCAATACAACTCTATCACTCAAGAGAACATTGACTTAGATATCGTCAACTTACTCTCTACGGCTGTAAACTCAGAAGTAATCATGCAGAGAAGAATGGCTAAACAGCAATACCTTGAGTCTCAAGGATTTGCAAGTTCAACTGGAACAACTACTGCACCGCAAGTGGGACAGATGAATCCACAGGGAATGAACCCTGCGAACATACAAGGTGGGAACATGGCAACTAACATGAACAATACAATGATGCAACAGCAGATGGCAATGAACAACGGTACTGGTTATCCAGTCCCACCTGCTGGATATGATATGAATAACAATGCGTATTGGATTGACCCTGCTACTGGTCAACCTACTTACACGCCACCACAAAGCGGTCTAGGTTTGACTAGTGCTATTCAGAAGGGTGTTGCGTGGGCAAAGTGGTTGGCTTAGGTTGGGTTGTATGAATGAGTGTCGATGTCACTATCAATAGAGATATTATTAGAAGCATGGATGTTCTTGAAAGATATACATTGACTGAAGCAGAGGTCAAAGCACTCACATCTACTAATGTAAAGGGAAGAACGGATACTGCTAGATTCGTTACTAAGTACATCCTGCCATATCTATTCTATAGGAATCGTCAGTCCTTTCAACAAACTTCTGATGCAACTGACGCTAGGAAGAACTTGATAGCACTCATAAACGCAGAGGATGAAGCATTTGATTCAGATGAAGAATTCAAGTCATATCAAAAATACCTAAAGACAATCGTGCAAAAGATAGGAGATATGGAAGTAATACCAGTAATGGAGCATTTGAATAAAGCAAAGGTACTCCGTAACCCAATTCAAGTTCTCAGTCCCGAAACGGAAAGGACTAGTAAACCAAAAACATACGATAGGCTAGAGGATGGCAATTTTAAATTTCAAGACTTGAGAGGTAAGAGAGGTAAGTTGACTGGTGATAAGTTATCAAGCAAAGAAAATGTAAATTTGATACAGGCTATGATGGGGTCAACTCCATACAAGAACAAGGCTCATCTAAATGTAGCAGATAAAGATGTATTCTCCTTTGAAAATGACAAGATAACAATTGATACGAAACAGTATTTCACGAATGCTTTGGATTCGATAGGTTATGATTGGGAGGATGGTTTCTTACAGTATGACACTGAGGAGCAGAGAATGCTTGAACTACAAGCAAAAATCAGTAGAAAGATGCCTAACCCTAGAACAGTAAACGCCGGAGACAAGATAATAGTACCAACGGATTTGTTTGGTGGTGAGGACGAGATTGAGTATCCCACTACAACAAACTCAGACGCAGTTGCTAGACAAATCGAGGAATCACTGAAAAAGATACTAGATGCTGAGACATACAAGAAAAACAACAAGTATGAAGATGATTTCTTGGATATTATAGAAGACACGCTTTCTTCATACAATACCAACTCTGGTAGAAGGCTAGATGTTTTCAAACTAGAAATCAGAATTGTTCTACCTACTTCGGCACAGATAAAAGAAGCAGTGAACAAGATAAAGTCATCAGACAAAGTTAGTGCAGATACAGAGGTAGGTGATTTGTCTCCTAACTTGTTTCCAACGGTAATACCCACAGAAACATATGGGATACAGAAAGAGTCAGAGAGAAAACTATTGTCAGACATTTCTGATAGGGAGTTCAATATAATTGAAAACATAGATACATCGTACCAGTATCTGAAGAACAAGACAGGAGCGTGATGATATGCCGAAACTATCCTCCCCTAGTGACTTTACCAACATAAACGTAAACTATGCTCAAGGTAGGGGTTTCTACACTACTCATACTGATGTTTCTCAGTTATTGCAAATAGCAGCATTTAGTTCATCCACTACTCCATCAATAGAAGAAGTGGGTTCACTAATCAAGAGAGCAGAGGAGAGAGTTGATGATATTGTAGGACACTCCTATCGTCCTGTAATTTACAAGAATGAGTTTCATGGTTTTGAGGCGTTTCATCAGGGTGCTTACCCAATCAACCGATTCAAGGACTATGTTGGATTCGTGCAACTAGATAGAAACAATGTTCAGAAGATAGTAAGGCTAGAGGTATGGCAGGGGAACGAATACAAGGATTTGGCCTCTGCTACTGCTACAGTTAAGATGCCAGCAAATCCAATATCAGGCACGTTCACTATCACTCTAGGTGTAGGCCCGTACACATTTGTCGTTACCAAGGGAACTGATTTCTTCGATAACTATGGCCCAAAGACAACGGCCAGCCAAGTAACAGACGCAATCAATGAGGTCTTCCCACACAAGACCGCTAAGTTCACTGGTGAGACAAGTGCTAAGTCCGTAACAGCAGTAGGAAACAGTTCAATCAACATATCTGATTTCTTCTACGCAACGACAGATAGCGAAGCAGGAGACACAGTAATCATATCCTCCTTACTATTGAGTGATGACGGTTCTGCTTGTACTATAGCATCAACTAGTGCAGAGGTGACTCCGTTTACAGACAACCAAGACCAAAGAAGACTAGGTGATTATTGGACAATAGACAAAGACGGTAAAATCTTCTTCTTGAAGAACTATCCATTCCTACATGCTCACTCAGTTCGTGTGACATATGTAAGTGGTGAGTCAAGAGTTCCAGCCACGGTTCATGACGCAACTACCAAACTGGTTGCTGCTGAAGTTATCAGACATGATGACAACTCCATACTGATTGCTGAGACAGGTTCTAACATCGACCTAAAGACCAAGCACGACATATTGCTTGAAGAGGCAAATAAGATATTGAATGGGAAGAAGGACATCATACATTTCATAGGGTGATTACTTGTCGTTGTTGAGAAAGAGATTCCTACAGATTCTTGAGATGGAAAGAGAGAGAAATGAGGCTCTAAAGGAAATGAAGGATTCGATTGGCTTTGATATCAGTTTCTCTGATGACATGATTTTTCAAAACGCCTTAGACACCTTCACTAAGGAGTATACTAAGGAACTCAGGGAGAGTGTCTTGTCATGGATGAGGTAACGCTGATAATCAGATTACTATCTGATAATTGGACCTCATCTGCCTCTGCATTGGTATCAGCGGGAACAATAACAGCGAGCCATAACGCAACACCAAAATTCATCGATATACGTTCAATAGAACCACAAGAGGGAAGACGGGTGGACATCGACTCAGAATCCGTTATCATAGTGTATGAGGACAGTTCCAATACCTCGTATCCAACAATAGATTATTCTGTTAGAAACGAGGACTTCACTTTCACGCTACATTTGCGTGTTTTGCATAGACGAGACATGACCAGTAACACGTTTTCTAGGGATAGATTAGAGGCACTATACAAGG